AGTTGTCTTAAGAAGTTTTTTCATAAGTTCATTACGATCGGATATAACAAAGCCGGCACTTTCCTCAACAGGACCAGTGTCGTTTCCGCCTTTTTTGTCTATATTCAGCTTCTTGAGTTGTAGTTCGACCATCTTTAGCTTCTTATCTATTTTGGAGCCTTTTGCATCTATGGCATTACGCAACATAGTACTAGCTACCTCAAAAATACGTCCTGAATATCTCGAATCAACATTCATTCCTAGATCCATTAAGTTCTTATAACTTTCTTCGGCCTCCACTGCCAACTTATCCAATTCTAAATCTGAAAGCTCTCCAAGTCCTTTTACCTGCGGCAACGATGCCGCAATCTTATCAAATTCCGCATAACTTTTTTGTAGATTTTTATGTGTGGAAGGATCAACATTCTTAGGAGCAACTGTGCCTCCGTTTGATGTTTCTTTTAATTTTTTTTCTTTTTCTTTCTTATCTACTTCTTTGAATGCGTCTTTGACATTTGGTAAATTAAGAATATCTTCTAATTTTTTTGTCATTTGTGTTATTTACGTTTACCGTTATGAAATAATTCTTCTTCTGATACTACACGAAATGTTATTTTATTTTGCTTTGCATAGGCATTGGCGGCTTCCCACTTGGCATGATTGATCAAAACTTGTTTTTTCTTACCAATACTTCTACCGGCCGACTCCATTGTTGTTTGTGACTTGGGTTTTACTTCAACCATTTCTGCATGTTTTCTACCATTTTTGTCTACATACACTATAAAAAAATCTGGAACGTACACTGTATATTTTCCGGTCATTGGATGCCTGTAAGGAATTTTTATAGATTCACTTGCCCACTTTGCCACGTTTGGATGTTCATCGCACAATCTCATAAATGCATGTTCCCAACTCGATCTATAGGTTGGGGTCTTAAGTCCAATATATTTTTCTGCATTTTTAGGAGAGAACTTTCCTTTTGCGAATCTTGGTAGCATTAGTCTAGTATGTTTCTAGATACAGTCTCTTTAGTTGACCTATTTTGTCTCACACCTAATTTACTGGACTTGAATCTATTGGCATTCAATACGATTGTTATCAATTCAGAAAGTTGTGCCTCGGAAGCATATGTCAGCTGATCAATAATTTCTTGAGGTGACATGTTGTCTATTTTTGCTTGTTGCAAAATTACATAAGCAGTGGCTTCTGCCGCTTCTCGACCAAAACCTCTTTTTACAAAAAAGGCAATCGCCGCATCATATTCGTTAGCATTGAATTGAAATTCTTCTTCGTACTGATCTGTCTTTAGTTTGTCTGCTGACTTATCAAGTCTATCCTGTATCAGTTTAGGTAAATTTGTATATAATTCTGCCATTACACATTAGCCTTTTCACTTACTATCTGAACATCTTGTGTTGTTCTATTAATTTTTATATATCCTTCGGTTACCAGCTTACGTACATTTGTTACGGCTTTTGACTTATACACATTCTTTGTAGAATCACTTGCATTGGCGTATTCTAAGTTGCTTTGTGCAACTGTTTTTCCAGTACGTGATCCAATATCCTTAAAATAAATTCCTGCCGCAATTTCGTCTTTAATTGCATCACTGGTAGTAACAAGATTGTAGCTTTCGTTTGCTGTTAGAAAATTTACTGTGTCTTGATTATTTGATTCTGTTATAACATTGTTTGTTCCTGTAACATCTTTTCTTTCTTTGGCCATTGTTACTGCACCTATCGCCACTACTCCGGCCGCTATACCCCCAACTGTAAAATTGCCCACAGGACTTGTTATTCCTGCGTTTCCTAACTCAGCCACAGTTGCACCTAGAACTTGCTTTCCAACACCTTTTAATTCTTCTTTGACATGTTTCTTTTTTATTTTTTTTGCATTCTTGTATGTGTTTGCCGCTTCTAATATCGCACGTAAATAGTTTTTGTTTCCGACAGATCTAATCACAGAACCTACTCCGTCAATCACACCTCCCGTACCAAATATAGAAGTTGTTCCACCGCCCAGTACAGAAAGAGGCGAAGGTTCTTTGTCATAACGTAACTCAGCAAAACCTACAGGATCTCCTCTTACAACATTACCTGCTCTATATTGAACTCCCTCATATAGAATCTGCATTGTGTTTTGCATCATGCCTTGACCGTCTGTTTGATCTAGATTATCATGTGCAAAAGATCCTATTACTGGATTTACAAGTGACATCAAAGTAAATTTTTTCTTATGTAGGACATATATGTCTATTCCTATCAAATATGGAACTCTTCTTCGTTTAGGTGTGTCCATTCCGTACTTGTTTGTTTTTCTCAACTTCGTTGGGTCATAGTAGTCATCTTTTGAGGCACCGGAATAAGCACCCGGGTTTGCAGGATTTCCGTCACCACCAAGCCCTACGGTATCTGCTATATTATATTCATAATAATTTTTCCAGAACGCATTCACTGTGTCTGCCATGTCGTCATGAAAAGATATGTTTACAGGTTCATATGCAATTCGTGTTGCAGTATACATTTTTTTGTTGTACTGTATTTTTTCTTCAACGTTCATATTGTATTTTGGTAGGTCGCAAGTCTTAACAAGCATGTTCAGATCTATTTGCTCATTACGTGTAAAATCGTTTCTCGTTACTTCTGGATTCACTTTGAAGTTTACATAAAATAGAAACTTTTGTTTTGGTAAAAGTTTAAAGTTGTCATCTATGTATAATTTAGATGCATGTCTATAATCTTTCATTCCCGGAAGACCGTCTGAGAATCCTGTAAGAAAATTGTTTATGCTTGGCATACTGTTATTTATAGTCACAAAAAAAGCGCCTATAAAGACGCTTTTTAAGTTATAATTGCTTTAATTTATAAATGCTTAATTTCCACCACCAGTTGATAGTGTACCAATAGTTCTTGTTACAGCAGTTCCAATTCCTGTTCCTGTCGGAGTCTGTACGCAGTTGTCGTATCTTACCGACATTGTAATTGTTGCTGGTTCTGAAGTGTTGTATGCTAATGAGTTGTAGTTAACATTCTCAACGTATGCACCGTACAATTCAAATGTTTCTAATACATTTGGTGTGCTCGCTCCGTTACCACCGTCTAGCATTTCAATTCTTGTTGTAAATTTGTAGTCAATACCAGAAGCCGCACTTGATTGTTCAAAGAAATCAAATTGTTTCTGAATTTGCTCACCAATTAATTTAGTTACAGAGTTGTTTACGTCATCTCTCAATGTAATTGTAATTGGTTCCCAAGTGTGTTTTCCAGCTACATATACTCTTGAGTTGTAAACATCTAGTGTCACGTTGTCAAAAGTCAAGTTAGGTCTTGTAATATCCATAACCTGTTTTGTAAGTTCTGATCTTGGTGTTGAAACTCCAAAATTTTCCAGGATTGCTCTGAAACGATATTGAAGTTTTGGCATCAATAAACCTTGTGATGCTGAACTTTGATCGTTTGCTAAAGGTACTGTAAATTTTGATAATGTTGATATTGCCATGTTGTTCTCCTATTTATCGAAAATTAGTTCCCTAATTTTGCAATTTCTCCTGTGTTTTTGATTCTTAAAGGTATGTAAATAAATTCGATCGATTTCACAGGCTCAATCGCTATATCCACATACAGCTCATTTCTGTCTATTCTAGTTGCTGTGTTGTTTGTTTCATCACAAACTACTAGGAAGTCATATAGTGCTCTTTGTCCAACTAGCTCTAACAAGAACGATTCAATTGCTTGTTTGATTTCGTTTCTAGTTAATTCATCATTTGGTTCAAAAATAAACGGTTTAGCAACTGCATCTAATTGTGTTCTTAGGTATACTGCTAATCTTGAAACGTTAATTCTATCTAGTGATGAACTTGCCGCTGTTTTAGTTAAGTTACCAAAGTTAACTATTCCTGCACCTGAGAAGAAAGTAATTGGATTTACTTTTACTGTGTGCATTGAATCTCTAACTGATTCAGTAACTGAAATTGTTTCGAACTCACCTGTAGCAGAGTTGATGTATCCAACTGATGTTGCGTTGTCAACAATACCTCTTCTAGTACCTGATGGTGCAAACCATGGGAAAGCAACATTATCGTTGTTCGCCAATGTTCTCATCATCATGTGTGAAGGTGGAACAACAACTTTTTGTCCTGCATTGTCTGTTGTGAATCCTGATGGATAAAATAATCCAAGGTAATCACTTGCACTTACAAGACCGTCTTCGCCGTTGTCTAATGCACCAGCTGAGTTGTTAGCCCAATCAGTGATTGCTGTCGCAGTTCCTTCTAATCTCATAGGTGTATCACCAACTACGAACGCTGTTTGATTTCTATCTGTGTTCAAGTTGATCATGTTTGCTATCACTTCTGGATAACCAGGTGTAGCAATAACATTGTAACCTCTTTGATCTTCTCTAATTGCTTGGTTAGTGTCGATCTCTGATTTTAATTGTTGTACAATTACTTTTCTCTGTGCTTTTCTTCCAAAAGTACCAGAACCGTCTGCGTTGTTGCTTGATTTAGTTACCCATCTGTCTGGATAGTAACCTGATACAGATTCGTTACTGTTGAATCTGATGTTACCTAAACCTGCTGATCCGCTTCCTGGATATTTTGTAGTTGTAATGTAACTGTTTTTGTATTCTTTTACATTGAAACCAGATCTTCTTGTGTTCCAAAGCATTATCCCTTGAGGGAAGTTTGTAGGATTTGGAGCATCTGGATCTAAGAATCCGTCAGTCAATAAACTCTTGATTGTTGACGCAGTTCCCGCCGCTGTGCTTGTTCCTGCCGCTTTGTCTGTAGAATTGTGCCATCTCGCATCTGCGAATACAATACCGTCTTCAGTTGTTTGGTCTGACTTGTCAACTAATTCCCACGCCGCACCGGATGTAGTAACCTGTACCTGGTTTGTTGTGTTTGTAGAACTCAAAGTTGCTGATGTGTTGTATTTGTAAAGTTTTGGATAGTTCTCTAAATCACTAGTGTCAATCCATAAGTCGTTTGTTACAAGTGCAGTACCATCTGACTGTGTAGCTGGTGCTGTTGCACTGAACTGTGGACCATTTGGATCTGTTGTGCCGTATGCAGTTGCATATCCAACCCAAGTAGTTCCGTTGTGTGCCATGATGTCAGCTTCGTCTGTTTTGCTGTCATACCATAATGTACTATCCGCTGGTTCATTGTTTGGAGCACTTGTACCTGCTGAGTAACTTAATCTTTTCCAGTTAGTTGCTATTAGTGTGTTTGGTGTTGTTGAATCATCAATGTCGCCTTGTGGTGCGTCATATAAGTTATCAACTAATCCAGTTCTATTTGTTGTGAATGAACCATATGAATCAGCCGCCGCACTTGAGAAACCTGCGTCATCTAATGCAGTTCCGGTTTTTTGTTTCATTCTAAATTCGCCACCTAACTTGTGTTTCATCTGGATCTCACCAGTTGAAAGTTTAGTTGCACTCACGTTCACTAAACCAGCATTGTTAACAGCTGAAACAAAATCGTCTGCTCCTGTTCCGCCAACTACTACTGTTGTTACTCCTGACAGAGCTGATTGATTCTTAATAGACTCTTGAATGTCAAAAGAGTGACTTGATGTGAACGATGGTGATGTGTCTTTCGATGTAATTGTAGTCGCACCGCCCTCGTATCTAAATATCTGGAAGTCACCAACGTTATTTGTTGTGTCTGATTGATCAGTAGCACTTATGCTTTGTTCTGTGATGTTGAACTGTGTGTAAAGAGCTCCTGCTGATAAACCTGTTCCGCCATTTGATGGATCCAAGTTAAAAATTGCTTGATGATGCGTAGCATGTAAAGGTGCCGCCACAGTTGAAAAACTTGCACTTGAAGAACTGTAAATTTTTGCAACGATGTTTGTACCTGCATTTGCTGACGTTGTCTTGAACCAAACAGAGCCATTAGGTCTGTTGTCATCTGCTGTTTTCCATGTAGGTCTTTGAGTGTGTGACTTCTGTGCAAACTCCGGTCCTTTGTATGTGCCCGCCGCTATGCCTAGGTCAGCTCTCAAAGTTCCTGTTGAGCCGTCTTCGATTCTGATTGTGTTTCCACCTGCTACACTGTCACCAACTGATTCACCATTATGGAATATTTCTAGTTTGTTAGTTACTGTGTTATGGTGTGCAGTTACGTTTGTAATGTTTGCCGCGTTAATCTGCGATGCAACATTTGCCAAAGTTGTTGAACTTGCCGCAACTGTTATGCCGTTAATTTTGATGTTGTGTCCTGAAGTAACACTCACACCCGCTGTAGATTCTATTGTAGGTAAAGTGTTGTGCCAAGCACTTGATCCAAGTTGCACCCAAACAACAGCGCCTGCATTATTTCTACCTTTTTTGTAGATCTTGTTTGAAACGTGTGTTGTGTTGATTGCATAATCACCCTGTACACCGATAGATGGATCAGGTTTACCAGTACTCACATCACCTTCCAAGTCTGATACTGCTGTGATTAAAATTGGACTTATTGTTGTAAATTTTTGATCAGTTTTGCTCCACTGAAATATTCCATATGAACTTGATGCAAGGTCAAACCAATATGAATTGTTTGATGGATTAGCTGTTGGTGGATTAGCACTTCCAACTAGTTCTGATAAGTTTACGTTTGCTCTGATAACGTATGCTCTGTTCGCCACACCTAAGAATGAATAAGCCGCTTGTAGACCATATTCGTTCAATTCATATCCGTGTATCGGATTTGATGAAGCGTCTGTGTAAAACTTTGGATCTCCAAAAGTTTCTGTTAATTCTCTCTGTGATGAAATTAGGTATGCAGTGTTGGCGTTAGCTGTCTGTGTTCCAGTCGCTGTGCCTGTTCCTGAACCCGGTAATTTATCCTGTCCAGATGCTACTATAAAAAGAGGTGTTGTACCCGCATCTGATGGTACGTAAAAACTTTCGTTAATTACCGAAACCTCTACTCCTGGTGATGTCAAATTTGCCATTTTTCGTATTCTCCTTGCAAGTTACGTATATACTAGAACTATTTATGTAATCTTTTGGTATTTACGACTTATTTGCTATATTTGAGGTGCCTATATAGGCAACGTAAATACTATGTATGACAAAATACATAAACAGGCCTTTGTGTTTAGAATGCAAGACCAAACCACGTGCCTATGCATACAGGAAAGGCACAAAGATATATTGGCGTAGGCTTTGTGATACCTGTAATAGAAAAAAGCACAATAAAAAAATTGGTGGAGTAACAGCTCTACAAAGGTCGGGCTATAAAAAGAAAAGTAGGTGTGAATTGTGCGGATTTAAAGCACAGCAGAAGAGTCAGATGGATGTATTTTTTGTTGATGGAAATATGCGTAATACAGCAACCAGTAATTTAAAAACTGTTTGCGCCAATTGCCAAAGGCTTACTGGCACTAGGCGTCTTGGCTGGCGTATTGGTGATCTCGTTGCTGACGAATAGGTCTATTTTTTCGGCTAGTGCTTCTTTAGTGCTGTTATTATCTAATATGAAGTCAAAATCTTCTTTAGCCCATGCATATTCCGAAGCATGTATATTTTTTGGCAGTATGTTTCCTTCTACATAGTTGGTGAACCATTCAGGATCTTGTCCTCTTTTGACAAGTACAATTTTGCCACCATGGTTTCTAATTTGCCTTACTTCGTTGGGAAATCTAGTATCTGAGATCACTGTATTTTGCCCTTTGTATCGGCCAATACAACTATCTACCCAGATACCATCGTACATTTGGCCTCGCATAACTTCAGTACCAAAATATTGTAATACCCACCTCGGTGTTATGGGTTTGCCAAAACGTTCGCTCCAAAATTTATCAGGCTGTTCTCTCCAGTGTCTACTAGAATCCGTGTTTCCTTCTAGCATTTCTCTATCCCAATTAAACATTGATGCAACAGCATCTTTTAAACTTTTTGCAAATGAATCTCTTGTATATCCGTGTTGTTCAACTAATCTTTGTGCGACCGTATCTTTTCCAGAACCTATAAGTCCTACAATTCCTATTAACATGTATAGATTATACTATTTTTTTAGGCGTTTTTCAATGACTAATTTTGCTTCTTTTACCGCACCAAGTATAGATTTCCTGATGTCAATTTTTTTTCCTTTGAGGGCCGCAATTGACATATTTTCTAGATCGCTGACAATATCTTCTAGCTCATCTAAATTACATTGAGAATATTTTTTATATCGGGATTTGGTCATCTCACATATTTAAAGTGATTTGACATTGAATTAACCTATAACAAAACTGTGAGGTGTTCCGCCTTCTTGGTAATTGTTAACTTCGGAATCAAGTTTTTCCATTTCTTGCATACCCTGTTGTTTCAATTCTGCACCATTAAGTGTTGTGCCACCTTGTGGGCCTGCAATGGTATTAAACTTGCCTCTTGCTTCTCCTAGCATTATCTTGCAAACTGCAAGAGTGTAATCTCTGATCCATGGTTTAGAGTATATGTCTTTGAACAATGTGATATTTGGTCTAAAATTATCAGTATGCATTAAAATTGTTTCATCATCGGATCTAGGTCTTTGGGTTATAGTTAATTTTTTAGTTGCCACGTCAAAATGGAATTGTATAAAACTTCCAAACATTTTTCCTACTAATTCTTGATATGATGCAAAAGCAAAATATGTTGCAAGTCCACCCGTTGCACCTGCTCTCAACAAATATGTATTTGTGTAAGCCAAATTGAATGGTTCGAACAATGTACCACCTTCTCCGCCTTCGGTTCTGGAACCTACAGTTCTTCTAAATAATTTTCTTACATTTATAATTTCATCTGGTAAAATGTATGTGTTTTGATTTTTGGTTAACGTTAAATGAGCATAAGATTCTTCCACAGCATTTGACGATCTTTGCCTATATCTGTTAATTGCTCTTTCCAGTGCTATTTCATAGTGTTTAGGGTCTAATTCAACATCCACCATGCCGTCTCCCAGCATAGACTTCACGTATTCAAATATTTCTTGTTGACCTGTTTGTAGTTCCGACATACACATATTTATGGCCTGTGTGTTATCTATAAATATGTATGGAATGCCAAGATTATCAATTTTTAAGCCTGAGAAAGGCAATGACTATAAGTTCTTTGATAGGAACATCAAAGAGATGTTTCAAGTAGGCGGAACTGACCTACATTTCCACAAATATATAGGTCCTTATGATCAAGGTGCAACACAAAAAGACGGAGATGCTAGTCCAACACAACCGGACTATCAAGGACAGGAAAATATCAACGAAACAACCATACAAGATTTACTTTTCCTAGAAAATAGAGATAGAAAGTATGCTAGTGATATCTACACCATACGTGGAATATACAATGTACAAGATCAGGATTTTAATCTTTCACAATTCGGTATGTTTTTATCAAATGACACATTATTTTTGACTGTGCATTTGAACGATTCTGTGGAGAGATTGGGAAGAAAGCCCATGAGCGGAGATGTTATTGAATTTCCACACATGAAAGAAGATTACTCATTGGACGAAACATTACCAATCGCACTTAAAAGGTATTATGTTGTAGAAGATGTTAATAGAGCCGCAGAAGGATTTTCGCAAACTTGGTGGCCGCATTTATTAAGATTAAAAATGAAATCACTTGTTGATTCTCAGGAATACAAAGACATACTTGGAGATGCTACAACTACAGGTTCACTTGCAAGTTACATGAGCACTTACAATAAAGAAAAACAGATCAATGAAAAAGTTGTAGAACAGGCAGAATCGGATGCTCCTAAATCAGGATTCAACTACAAACAGTATTATGTCACTCCTATTGACGAAAGAGGAAATGTTAGAACTGACAATGTCAACACTGCTCAGCAAAGAGCAAGTAGTAGCCAAAAAATTAATTCAACAATAGATACACCTGCAAGTTCACACTACGGATTCTATTACAACGGCGATGGTGTTGCGCCAAACGGAGCACCAGCAGACTTTGGAAATAAGTTTCCAAGTGTGTATGCTAAAGGTGATTATTTTTTAAGAACAGACTTCTTACCAAGTAGGCTTTTTAGGTATGACGGTGCCAGATGGGTCAAGGTCGAAGATTCAATAAGATTAACTACTACAAATAACGACACAAGAGGAAACTACAAAACTAGTTTTGTAAACAACTCAACAAGCTCAACTATAAACGGGTTGACTGTAAAACAAAGACAATCGTTATCTGACGCATTAAAACCAAAGGCAGATGATTAATGTTACATTTTTACGAAGGACAAATTAGAAAGTTTATCACACAGTTTGTGAGAATACTCAGTAATTTTTCTGTCGAAACAGGAAAAGGAAGTGATGGACAAATTAATCTTAGAGCTGTACCGGTAGTCTACGGAGATCCAACAAGACAGGTTGCTAACATAATAAGAAACAACAGCGAAAATGCTTTACAGTATGCACCAAGGATTGCCGCTTATGTCAACGCACTTACGTATGACAGAGAAAGAATGCAAAATCCTTATCATGTTGAAAAACAACATCTCAAACAAAGAGATGTAGATGCAGACGGCAATTACACAAACAAATTAGGTGCTGGGTATACAATAGAAAAGGTGATGCCATCGCCATTTACGTTAAGTGTAAGTTGTGATATATGGACTACAAGCACTGATCAAAAATTACAAGTAATGGAACAAATTTTGTATCTGTTCAATCCAGATTTTGAAATACAAAAAACTGACAACTACATAGATTGGACGAGTTTGAGTTACGTCGAATTGACGGGAGTTACATTTAGTTCTCGAACTATTCCGGTAGGTGCAGATAGCGAAATAGATGTGGCCACACTAACTTTTGAAATGCCAATATGGTTGTCTCCACCTGTCAAAGTTAAAAAGTTAGGAGTTGTAGAAAAAATTATTATGAGCATTTACGACGACGACGGTGGAATAACCAAGGGACTAATAGATGGAAGTCTAATGACTAGGAGTTTTATATCACCAAGCAACTACGGTTTGTTACTGGTAGGAAACCAGTTGCGATTATTGGGTACCACAGGAGTAAACGTAACAAGTGGTGGAGATGGATACCACACAGGAGCCAATGCAGGACAGTATGATCCTTTTGATACATTTGGTCCACCATTAAATTGGAAAACTATTCTCGACAAATACGGAAAAGTGATCAACGGAACTTCTCAGGTAAAACTTTTACAGGAAAACGGAAATGAAGTAGTTGGCACAATAGCAACAACTAACCTCGATGACACAATACTATTGTTCAACATTGACACTGACACTATTCCAAACAATTCACTGACAGCAGTAAAAAAAATTATCAATCCTGCAACTTTTGATCCAGGCACACCAGTAACCGGTGACAGATACCTAATAATCAATGACGTTGGAGATTCAACAGCATCAGTGCAAAGTGCCACGTGGGGTACATTAATTGCTAACGTGGGAGATA